TAGCGGGAGAGGAATATTCTCCTTCACGCTTCGCAACAATAGCTTTTTGTTGTTCTATTTTAGCAAAATATAAACTATATTTTCTTGTTCCAACCGGACCATCTATCCTATCTAATTTAATCTTGTATTTATTTCCTTCAAAATCAAACCTTGTTTCCATAGCTTGATCACCTTTTTTAGATTCAACACCATCAGGGTGTGTCCATTCTAGATCTCTTCTAGTAGTAAAACTAAATTTAGCTTCTGGAATAAATCCTGATTTCGTATTAGTTTTGGTAATTCTAAACTCAGTACCTACTTTCTTTTTATTAGACCCTTTAGAAAGTATATCATGCTCACTAGGTTCCCAACCCAACTTATCAGCCCAGTATTTAGTTAGCGAACTGTACAATCTAACTCTACTAGTTTCATGAGCATTAAAGTATATTGAGTCTACTTTATTATTTTTAACGTAATCTAATATGCTGTTGCCAACTACACTTAAAACTTGCCATTCATTTCCTTTGCCAGTTATAGTATGGTCTAATATTTGAAAAGGAAGATGAGGACGAGACTTGTCTACGTGCGCAAAATACAAACTGTAATCATTTCCTTTAGCTGATTCTAACTTGTTTAATCTTACTATATATTTCTCTTTATTAATCTTAAACCAAGCTTCTTGGTTTCCAGCTTTTCCTTTCCATTTTAAATCTCGCTTAGTGTTCATGCTGAACTTAGGGAATGGTGCAGCGCCTAATTCTTCATTGATTCTTGCTTCTAAGTTCTTTAATACAGTGGCCTTAGGTAGTGGTTTTGCTATAGCAAATTCCCCTACAGTGTCACCAACACCATCTTTATACGACTCCACAGATTGTTCCCAACCTAGCTTATCAGCCCAGAATTTTGTTAATGTCTCATAGATTCTAGTTCTACTAGTATGTCCACTAGTATAAGATATACCATCAACATTGTTTTTCTTAACGAAGTCAAATATACCGTTAGATATTATACTTAGTATTTCCGCAGCGTTACCAGTGCCAGTAATATCCGTATCCATCTTAAACCCTGCTTTCCTTATTTCATTTTCATTAAACCCAGCTTCTTTCATAGATTTAACCTGTGCTTTGCTAAGAGAACGTTTTTCTAACTTGGCAAAAGTTAAATCAAAATACTTACCACCATCCACAAAATCACCTTTGAAGTAGAAACTATCAGGAGCCTGTTCTAATGAAATACCATATTTCTTACCATTAATATCAAACTCAGTGTCAAATACTTCGATGTCATTTCCCGCGTGTTTCCTACTAACCTTATCCCACTCAAGATCACGCTTAGTCTCCATGCTAAATTTAGCTTGTCTTAGTGCATCCGCTCTTGATGCAACTTCCGCTTGTGCGCTTGTTGGTTCTTTGTACTTAAGTCCAATGTCGTAACCTGGTTTTCCAATATGGAATATGTTGTGTTGGGAATTAATATCGTGATTCCAATCTAATTTATCCGCCCACAATTTAGTCAATCTCTCGTATAATCTAGTTCTACTTTTTTCTTTAGAAGAAAAATATAGAACATTAACATCATTTCTTTTTGCTAATTCTAAAACTCCATTTGAAACTACACTTAAAACTTTAAATGCGTTTCCGTCACCAGTTATAGCTTGACTTCTTCTACCATCTTTTAAGTTGCTAAATGATAATTGCCATTCTCCTTTTGTTTTATCTATTGAAACTAAATCTATTTCATAAGGAGTTTTATTAATTTCAAACTTCGAATTTAAACCTTCAACCATACCACCATCCCAATTAGTCTTTTTCCAGTCGAGATCACGCCTAGTGTCCATGCTAAATTTAGCTTTATTGTTTTTATCAATGCTTTTTAATTCTTTGTTTATATCACTAATTAGTTCTTTAGGTTTGGGAAAAACTTTATCAAGTATTTTATCGAAAATACCCGCTGTTTTTTGTTTTCTTTCTGCAGTTTTATTTTCCTTTTTCTCTTTACTCCATACATCTCGCATATCAACATTAGAAACTTTATTACCGATATATTTATCTACAACAATAACGGGTAAACCTTTTGTTATGGATTTTCCATCATATAAAGAATTTATCTTATTCGCTCTAGAATTAATACTTTTCTTCATTGAAAAATTATCTTGTGCCCAATCCATGAATTCATTTAGTATCTCAGAAGCGTTAGGTTGTTTTAGAACATTTTTAATACTAATTGAACCATCTTTTTTGTTAGTATTATAGAATCTTGCTTCTATTGCATCTGCTTGATTTGGAAATTTTTCTTTTGCAATTTCCAAAAATCCACTTGCATCATCAATATCGGGTATGATAGTGGCATCTTTCAAATCTTTAGCTTTAACACTAGATACTCTACCGTCCCCTTCTACTGCGTAACTATAAGCGCCATGAGGGTCACCAGTAACAAACCACACAGCGTTAAAATCTCCTAAAGTCCCACTACCACCATGATATAAAGTTTCGTTCTTTATTAAATCCCTGAATTTATTATAGTTTGGATTTTTTTCTAAATCAGTTTTTATAGTATTACTAAACTTGACATTAGATTCTCTAGGTTTAGCTTGCTGAGTTTTAGATTTAACTGGTAATTGATCTAAAGCTTCTTGAACAGCTTCAACATTAGCTTTATGATCGTCTGCGAAATAGAAGTCATTAAAACCTTCTTTAGCTTTACCAACCATCCATTCTGCTTTAGCAGCTGGAGCACCGTTTTCTAAACCAGTTATATTTTCTATAGGTATATCTAATCCCATGCTCTTTAAGAACTCATGTATAGATGGAGCAGCTTCTTGTGGTCTAGCAGTTAATACAAACATGTTTCTATCGCCTTTAGCCTCGTTAATCATCTTAGCTAACCCAAGCAATGGACCTTCGCCTCCTTCAATAACTTTCTCAAATTCACTAAAATCAAACTTAGCACCTTCACCAGTTAAACGATCTCCATGTTCTGCAAACCCACCAGCTTCTAATCTACCACGTTCTGTTGCGTTTAATTTAGAATTAACTGACTCAACGAATCCAGGAGGCATTTCACCCTGCTTTAAGTTATCAGTGTTAACTTCAAAGAAATTTTCACCAAACTCTTTAGCGTATTCTGCTTTATTAGCGTTAACAGAATCCCATGTTTTATCAACTATTTTATCCTTAAGAGATCTTGCCTTTCTATCTCTATTTCTTTGTAATGCGGTTTCTTTCGATGTCTCTACATATACCATCTTAACATCATAACCCTTTTCCTTAAGTGCCTCTATCTTAGCCCTAGTAGCCTTTATTGATGCTCCAGTTCCATCTAATACAACTCCAGTACCTTCATTAGTATATTTATCTAATTTTCTTTCCGCGATCTTTTTAGCTAAAGCACCCATCTCAGATCTAACAGATCTTTGAACGGCATCGTATCCAGCTTCACCTTCAGATAACCCAACTAACTTCTTAGCCCATTCTAAAGATATATCTTGGTTAACAGTTTTGTAACCTTGTTTCCCTAGACCTAAACCTTTTACAACACTAGATTTACCACTTCCAGGAGCACCAGCCAGTACAATTGCTTTAAGTTTAGATGAAGGTTTACCTGTAGTATTAGGTTTGTCATATATAACCCTACTATCAGTTGTCGCTAATGTATCATCAAAATCAAATACTCTAGCTTTTTTAGGTTCTTTATTTAACTCCCTAGCTTTCTCTAAAGCTATATCAGTAATACCCATAACCTCTATTTGCTCAGAAACTGTTTTAGGTTTTTTAGTATTACTAAAATGAGGCATGACGGTTTTGTTCTGTTTCATAACCTCTTGTGCAGCTTCATATGCATCTTTTTGGTACTCCCCTATCTTCTTTATCTTTCCATTTTCAAATATTATAATAGGTTCTGAAAAAGCTCCATAAGTAAACTCATTTAAATACCTATCAAATCTGTTTTTATATTCTAAAGGTTTACTTTTCCCGTGTCTCATGTTCACTATCGTATCCACTGGGTCATATAGTATAGTAGCAGATGTATCATTAAATTTTTCTCTTAACTGTGTTTCTGTTATTCTTCCTTCAACAAAGTTTGCGATCTCTATCTGCATGGTTCTAACCGGAGGATTATGCTCGTATACATAGTCTTTTGGGTTTTTAGATTCCCCTATAACCATGCTGTCAACATGGTAAGAGGCTCTTAATGGAGCGGTCATGTCACCGACAATACTCTCATTCCATGCGCTAACATCTTGTATGTCAATCTCGTTATTCTTTAATTGTTCTATTAATGATTTAGCTTGAGATATTATTATATCTTTATTAATATCAGCATACTCTTTACTGTCTTTTAAAGCTTCTATTAATTTACTTTCTAAAGTACTCCCATCTTTTAAATCTTGTTTTTCTATTAAATCTAAGAACTTCTTATTCGCTTGTCTTGATTGAGCAAAACTTTTAATATTTACTTTTTCTCCATTAACTAAGACTGCACCTTCTTGACCTTTTTTCGTTGTCTCGATTTTTATAATATCATTAAAAACTTTTTCTCCTAATATAGGTTTGACAAGAACCTCCAATAAGTCACTTTTGTTTTTAAATATACTATATCGATTACCGCTTTTATCACCGGTATATTCTAACACTAGTTCTCCGTTTTTACGAACTCTAGTTACGCTACCATCTAAAATTTTATTACCACTACTAGCTAAAGCGTTCTTGAAATTTTGTAAAGCAAATTCAATTAATTCTTTTTCACTTTTAATTTCCCCATTCTCCCACTTCTCTCTTATTATGTTTCTCGCGGCTTGTTCTAAACCTTCAACTCTCAATTTTACGTCTTTATACTTACTTATTCCAAATATTTCCTTGGCACTAAAGTCAGCTCTACCACTTTGTTCCCAATATGATTTCTCCAGCAAGTTGTAAATATCTTTAGTTGATAATGGTATATCACCTTTTTTTAACTTAGGCAGTTGTTTAACCACGGTAGACCATTGTTCTTTGATTTTTTTCAAGAGATTCCCTTTAATACCAGCTTCCCCAAAAATAAGATCAGCGGCTCTATCAACTCGAACACCATCGCTAATTTTTAACATAAAACTAGGAACTTTCTCTGAATAAACATCTTTAATTTCTTCTGAGTTTGTTAATTTATCGATCTCTGATATAATAGTACCTAAATTCTGTTTCTTTTTTGTAATGTTATCTAAAATAGCATCTCCATGAGCTTTACTTTTTATAGTAGTAATGAACTCTACAGTATTACCGTTAAAATCTTTAGAACTTTCCTTAGTCATAGAAAAAGCCACGTTTGGATCAACCCCAACTGCTTTAGAAATTTCCGCTACAGTTTTGTCAGCAGTTAAAACATCAATCAATTTTTTATTTACTTTTAATTGATCATTTATCTCACTTAATCTATTTGAATCATTTTCATTTAATTTACTTATATCTTTTTTATCTTCTAATTTTCTTTGTTCTACTTTTAATAAATTACTTTCTTTGTCGATTTCTTTAACTTTTAAATCTTTAGCTGCATTTAAAGCATCTTTACCTATTTTCTCTGCTAATAATTTTCCGATAGCTAACCGTCCTTCGTTTGGTCTACTTATTTCGTTAATAAAATAATCTGCAATTTCGCTTGGAGTGGGATTTTTCTTTTCGTATTTTCCTCTTTGAGAAGCTTCATTAGTTATACGTTCTTCAACTCCAGCTCTTCTAGCTTCAGCATAAGTAAATTTACCAACTTCTTTATAAAAAACATCCCAATTTCTATTTCTTATTAATTCTGGATTAGTTTCATTTATTCTCAAAAGCTCCTTCGCTAGTTTGTTTTCAATAAAAACCCTGTAGTCTACCTTTGATTTACCACCAGCTTTTGGTATTTCATTAAGAATGTCTTTCTTTAATTCATTAATAATCTGTTCAGAAACCCTTGGTCCTGATTTACCTCCTTTAAGTTTTCTACTAAAAAACTGATAGTCACCTTTTAATATATTAGGTATTTGTTTATCTAGTACATCTTTGACTTTTCCAATAACGTTATTCTGTTGAGCTTCACTTAAATTAACAACATTTTTAGCTGTTGATCTCATTTCCACCCGAGCGTCTTTAGCATCTATTGCTGCTTCAATACCACTTTCTGCACCCATTTCTTTGACAGCTCCACCTTCTCCTGCGTCAACATCTATTGATTTTGTAAATTTAGTTTTTTCATAATCTTTAAGTATATCACCTCTTCTCCAATAAATTCGTGAATTTAAATAGCCAATTAAACTATTATTTATTTCTGGATTAAAATTTATTAAATCTTCTGTTATCCTCATCTTCATTTCAGGAAGAAATACATGTTCAACACTTCTCCCATATACATTTTCCCCAACTAATTGAGAACCTTTAAGAAGCCCATCCATTTTTCCACTTTCTATAAAATCATAAATAGGAGCTATACCAGGCTTGTTTATAGGATTGCTGAAGCTAGAAGGAATGTCTGGATCTGGATTCCATTGGAGCTTCGTCATGTTGTATCTCTTGCCATCTGCAGTCAAACCACCCTCAACTAGGTCGTCTATTTCTTGATTATCCTCCGTTTGCTTCCGCGTTAAACCCTTGGCTTTATCTTTTTTTAATCTTTCTTTATATCTTTCTTCGGCTGCGATTTCTTCTGCTTTTATTACCTCATGTTTTTCAGCATTGATTTCTTTGATTTCCTCCATCAATTCTGTTTTCTTTTCACCTTCAGCAGCTCTCCATTCGTCACCCTTTTCTTTTGCCTTAGTCTGTAATTCCCCAGACTTTCCATATAAATCTTTAGTAGCTATTTTAGAAAACTTAACTTCGCCATCAAGCCCAACACTGACTTCATCAACCCTTCTAACATCTTTTCCAGCTGCATAATCTTGAATATAATTATATGCATCTATACCAGTTTTAAACTCAGCCTGTGTGAACCCAGCTGGTTTGAATATATTACCAGTTAAAGCATTACCAATTTTTTTCCATTTAGAACTACCATCTATTTTCTTATATTCTATTCTACCTTCAGCAATAGCATCATGAAACGCTGTGAACCATTCCACTGGTGCTGGATCAGCTTGCATTGATAATTTCCGTTCAACCTCTTGTAATTCTTCCCATGATAATTGTTTCTTAAAATCTTTTACTAAGTTTGCTATAATCTTAGGATCTTTTAAAGCAGGTTCTGTTAAGAAGTGTAAAAATTCATGAGGAACAACTGTAATATTTTTTACTCTTCTAGCTTTTGCTAGATTTATATGTATTATAGGTTTCTTAGTACCATCTGCATTAACTTTCATTTCAATGAAAAACCCTTCACCTATATGCTTTTTATCTTTACTTACAACATCTACACCAAGTTTAGACGAAGCTTCAATAAACTCTTGATCAGTTTCGAAAGCTTTAAACGTTCCTTCTGGATATTTCTCTCTAAACTCTTTTTCTGTTTTACGGACAGATTCCATTCTTTGAGTTTCAAGATACCCTTCGTTTTCTTTTTCAGCATTGTCTACACGTTCTTGTAATTTTTCTAAAGCTTCTTTATTTTTCTTAAGAGCAAGATCAGTGGTCACCGTTTCTTCATTGTTCTTCTCTCTCTTCTTTTTTTCACTATTTAATTTACCTTTCTCACTAGCTAACTTATCTGCTTTAATTAACAATTCCATCGCAGCTCTTCTATTAGGCTCCCCTATTCCAAATCCTTTACTATCCAACCATTCGACTTTACGTTTTGCATTGGCTAGAATTTGATTTATAGCTGCTTTCTGCTGTATAACCTCTGTAGTCTGTACATCTCCAACAGCCATCTCAATTATAGTTCTTTTGGTTTTTGGATCGCCTAAAGCTTCAATCTGTGCTGGAGTTAGATTTATATCTGCAATGTCTAAACTTTCTTTACCGCTAGCGCCAAGTTGCATGTCGATTGTATTTTTTAAATCTTCACCAAGTTTTTTTTGTTTGTTGAAAGCTGTTTTGCCGTTGTTGAATTCTTTCATAGCTTCCTCAACGGCTTTTATTTCCATACCTTTTACTACTGTCTCAACATCTGTCTCTAGTTCTTGTAGTTTTTCAGCAAGTTCTGTTCCTGCAAGTTCTCCAAATTCTCCTTGTTGGTCTTTGTACTTTGGGTCATTTAGTAATTCTTGTCTCTTTTTTAATCCAATGTCTCTTAAGCGACTAATACCAGAATCTTTACCAAGCCAATCTGATCTTACACCTAATCTTTTTTCCGCAGCACGTACTTTTGGGTTGTTTGATAATCCTACTATTTCATTACCTAGTTTGTTTACAAACTTTCTAGTAGACGAACCAAACTCTACAGCTGTAGATTTTCCACCACAAAGTATCAATTGCCAGAATAAAATATTTGCTTTTTGAGGATCCGTAATTCTAGCAAACTCTTCAGCACTCATTTCACCTTTAAGCGTGGAATTTACTAGCTCTACAGCTGTAGCTATAGCTGTGCCACTGCCAGCCCCAATCCCCATATTCACAGTCTCCCTAAATAAAGCTGACTCTTGGTAAGCGCGTTTTAAACTAATACCTCCACTATATTCACCCATCATTAACGGACTTAAGTATGCGTTTATACCTTTCCCGGCAATTCCACCACCAATACCAAATCCAAGCCACATTTCCCATCCCATTTTGTGAGTACCTAATGTTCTATTCATGGCCTCGTCAGTTAATAGACCAGCGCTTAATTCAAGAACACCAGCACCAAATACTTCAATTGATGAAGCTAATATTGGGGTTTTTGCTACATTTTTCCCCAAAGTAAATAGTGTTTTTCCATAACTACTCGTTGGTGTCCAAATTTTAGGGGCAAGAGGAGCGAGCCTAGTCTCAGTAGTAGCTAGTCTTAACTTACTACCGGTTTTAGTCCATCTTCTTCCATATTTTAATCCACTTGTGAAAGCTCTTCCACCTAGGTGTCTAAAACTAGCAGCTACAGGCTGTTTCGTTACTCCAACTGTGAAAATAAGAGCTCCAAAATCACCTATTCCTTCAAAAATTTGATCTATAGGTCTATCCTTAATTCTCTTTTCTAAATTCTTTATATAATCACTTTTTTCTTCTGTGTCAAACGCGTCTGGATCAACTTCGTAATATGCATCTTTAAATTCCTTAGCTATAACATCACCTTTCTTTAAAACTCCTGTCATTGCCGACTCGTTCATTATTACACTTGCTAAACCACTTACAAGGTGATCAAATGCACCGGTTTGTTCTAAACTAGCTGGATCATAGTTATATGCTAAAGCTTTAGTATATGCTAAAAACATGTTAAGTTGTTTATTGTAGTATTGCCCAAGTTCTGTTCCATTTGGAACACCAGATAAACGCATAGGTAGTCTATTACCAGCTTCACCACTCATAGCCATTCTCTTAAAATCCTCTTTTAAAGAAAGATCCTTCTGAGGAACCATTTTCCCAAAATCATAATCAAGTCGCCCTGCAGCACTATCAGCCTCGTATTGTTGCGACAATGCTTCACCACCAAGCAATAAAATATTTGAAATTAAATTACTCTTTTCAGATTCCGGAAGTTTAGTCATAGCGTCATTCGTGGCCACTAAATTATATAATAACTTAATTGCGTTTCGCTCCATTTCATCCCTATCACGAACATTTGCTACTATATCTTTCGCTTCGGCATCGATTTCAACTTTATGTTTTTGTATATACTCCCCAGTTGAAGTATTGAATAATGGTAATACTCCTTCGTCAAATATCTTTTTTCTTAAAGATTCATATTCCTTAGTCAACTCAATATATCCATCTGAACCAGGTTTTGTTTCAATTATTTTATCTTCTAATTCTTTTAACTTAATATAACTTGGACTAACATATTTTTCAATAGATTTATATAAATTATTACTTATAACTTCATTGGCTTCTGCTCTAATCTGTTGTGGACTTACCGCCATCAAAGAGAGAGCTCCTACAAAAGCATTCCAATTATCTTCCCCTTCACCCCATTTATCTATCTCTTCAAGATATTTTTGATTATATATTTTAGATACTTCCGCTGTTCTATCCGCATCATAACTAGGAGAATTTGGATCTAACTTGTTCCAATCTATGATCATGTATCCTTCTGAAATATACTGCTTTGTTTTTTCATCTATTAAAGACTTTTGATCTTTTTGATGGAATACTTTAGATTGATATTTTTTGCCAAAATCCCACTTATCAGTATTTGTTTTGTTAATACCAAGAAGGACTTGAACGCTATTCGGTTTATTTAAAGAATAATAACCACCTTTTCCGGCAACAGTAGGATCTGATAAAAATCCATCTTCATTAGGTAAATAATCACCTACTTTAAAATCCGATAAATACTCTAGCATGCTTTTTCTACTTCCAATAGGTGCACCAATTAACCCGTTAGAAAATAATCCTAATATTATATCATTAGCTTTATCATCTTCTTCCTTATCACCATCTTTATGAAGTTCTTCTTTTAGATTCTCTGCAACCTCATTTTGTTTTTCTTCTAGGAAACGATCGTAATCAGATTTTACTTCAGTTGGTTTGGTATCTTTTTTTAACCAAGGTTTTTCACCTATGTAAGTTGGATCTAAGCGATTTAATTCTTCTTCTCTGAGAGTAACTAATCCAACTTCTTGTTGTTTGTCAGGTACAAATTTACCTTGATATTGGTCTGGTCTAGAAGAACCCATTCCCAACCCATAATCCCCAGAAAAATCACTATCAATGTTCTGCTCTTCTTTCCAGGTTTCAAATTCTTCTTTCAAATTTTCATCAACCTTTTTCTCTACTTCCTCAATTTGTTCTACATACTTTTCATTTCTTTCGTCATAATGACCTATTTCGTATCCTACTTCTTTCTCGACTTTCTGATCATACGTATAAACTCCGGTTTCTATTTGTTCTTTAATTGAAGGTTCAAATTTTTTGCGGAGATATTTATTATATTCGTAATCACTTGCTGGAGTAGGCATCCCAAACTGATCTAATTTAGCAGTAGGAATAGGATCAACAACTTCAAAATAAGACATATCATGATTAGGAGAATCCGGATCCAACATCATACTCTCTTTAGCACCAGGGTGATCTTGGATAAAGGCTTCTACACTTTCAGCGTGAACATTATATGAATTACCGTTTTTATCTACGTATATTGGCATATTATTTTATTAATTTATCTATATCTTTATTAAAATTGTTTACATCCTTTTCACTTGATAATTTTGCTTCTGCATCCACTATAGCTCCAGCAAGTTGTTTTATTTCTTCTCTTGACATCCCATAGAAACTTGATTCTGCAACTTTAGAACTAGCTATTATATTTCTCTCAACTTCTTGTTTCATTTTATAATAAGCATGTTTTTTCGTTGTGTTTTCTTTAGAAGGAACAGTTTTACCGCTCTCATAAACTCTTCTTGGTTTTAAGTCCTTTATCTCTTGCTTTATCTCAGCGATTGGTTTTTTTAATTTATTAGGATCTTTAAGAATCTTATTTACAAAGGTATCTGTTACATCATTAACACTAGTGTCATCAGTAACATCAGCAGTAACACTAGCAGTGCCGGCATCATTCAATATTATGTTATCGTCTCTAACTGGATCTTCTTTACGTTTTGGTTGCATACCAAACTTATCTCTATTATTATCTATATATTCAGGTATCCATTTTGCAGCATTATTTCTTTGCTCTTTAAATAATTCAGATTCCTTGTCAACATTACCCATCCAAGGTTTAAGATCTTTTTCTTCTACACCGTTGTCAAGTTGTAATCGCGTCCAATAACCTTCCATGGATTGTGGATCATTAATAACATTACTATAATCACCATTCATAATTTGCTTTGTAATATCTGCATCTAATTCTTTCCAAGCTTCAATATCTGTAATAATACCATTTTTACCTTGAAGTTCCTTATATCTTATTTTAGCCCAGCCACCACCACCTTGACCTTTGCCAACTCTTTGATCTACAATACCTCTTATTACTTTATTTTCAGAAACATCTTGAACTTTTTGTAGCATACTCTTAGTTTTAAGAGATCCTCTAGTAAATTCTTCTGCATCGAAGCGATTTATTTTACTAGGGTCCTGTGGATCTGTATATGTTAAGTACAATCTTTCACCTTCGTAAGTGTAATTAACATTAGCTCCTTTATTTTGATCAAGATCTTGCATGATCGCTCTCCAATTAGGATCAGTTCTAAGACCGTCCATACCACCAATACTGTTTGGATCACGCTTCATCATCTCTATATATTCTTTCAACTGAGGTGCTATTGATTGATTACAAGCTGAAACTTGATCTGGTAAATTATAGTATCTACCCTCTTGAATACCTATTTCTCTAGCACTTAAATCTGGATCATTTGGTACTTCAAATAGCCAATTACCCACGTTTTCAAGAAATCCTCCTACATTTTCATTAAAACTACCTTGTTTAGTGGTTTTAATACCACCTATTTCTTTACCCCAAGCATTTTGTTTCTTTTTGTTTTCTTCGTCAATTTTTTTATTTTTACTAAAATTGTCAATTGCTGCTTTAGTAATGTTAGCCATAGCTACTTCTCCGGCCTTAGCTATTTGAGTTCCAGCTGCTGCTAATGCTTGTGCTGCTAAAGGTTGTATAATACCTGGTTGTTCGTATGTTCCCATTAATTTTTATATTTTATATTTATTATCCCCAATCATCGTCCATACTGTCCCAGTATTCATTCCCAGTATGTCCAAAATTATTCCAATCTTCAGGAGTATTCATGTTTTGTGGGGGACCATTTACCCCTTCTACTTTCCCGCGTCTACTGCAGCACTGTATGATCCATAACTACCAGCAAAACTAGTTAATGAAGATCCTACATTTCCAACAGCTTGATACATAGCTGCTTGATTAGCTTGTTGCATCATTGCCTGTTGATCAATTTGAGTTTGAGATCTATTTAATTCCATCATCTCTCTTTTCTCTTGTTCACCATATTGGAATAGATCACCTTGAACACCTGCTCCTTGCAATCTCTGTTGCTCAGCCATTCTTTGTTGGTTTGCTGTTGCTTCTCCTTGAGCTCTTAATCTACTGTTGTTTGCCTCTTGTTGTTCAATACTAGCTGATATACCTTTTTTACTTCTAAGAGCTGCTTGTGCTAAAGCAGTCGCCCCACCAGCACCTGCACCAGTCGCTCTTAATGTATCTAAAGTGTTTGCTAAAGCAATATCCGCTTCTTCAGCTTGCATTTTAGATGCCTGCGTAGCTACAGATAGATTAGCATAAGGATTTTGAATCATATGACTCATATCCTTTATGTTTTCATATGGATTAGGTATATTCTGCCTATTTTTAACTAAAGCGTCTTGCAATCTTTTTTGCTCATCTCTTTCAAATTCAGCATCGTTGGCTTGGTTATTAGAGTGAATCGCTAACCCAACATTTACTGCAACTCCAACTCCGGCAACTATACCGGCAACTAACATACTCATATCTCTTTGTTTATATTATTTTCCTCTACCCATGCCTCATACTCTTTATAAGTATCACATGTATTATATTTTTCTAACTCACTTATATCTTTTAAGTCAAGTGGGTTTCTATGTATAGTAACAAAGATAGATTCCTCTAAAGCTAATATAGCTCTTTGAGCACCAGATTTAGCTTCCATATAACATGGTGCTTCATAGTTCTCAAACCCATCTTCGTTTTTAATTACTAAATATCCAGTTAACAAAAACCATACATGATCTCTTTTATGTACAGCACCTAAAACAAATGATCCTTTTTTCATTGTCATTTGTCTTACGTACACTCCATCTGTTATAGTATGTTTTAAAGGAAATTCAGGGGATTGTCTATCAAATGTAACTCTATCATTATTTGACTCCCTCAAAACCTTTTCAAGAGCAGTTATCTCCTCTTTAAACATTTCTATATTACTTTTAACTAGATCTTCTTTAAGTTTTAATTCCATTTAATTTAATATGATGATAATACGAATTCAGAGCTAACTGAATATAATTCTTTCATTCCACCTGGATCAGTGGTAGAATCTGTTTTAAATTTCACAGTGGCAAAATAACCTTTAATACCAGTCATACCTGTTATTATAACTTCACCAGGTCTTGGTGTCGATGTATCAATTATATTAGTCGTATATAAGTTTTCTTTTCTATCAAATCCAGCTCTAGTAGGATAACCAGTTCTTGGATCAGTATATAATCCTTCTTCATAACTATAAACAACACCTATTTTATCTTGATTCTGAACCCAATTTGTATTTAAACTATCTTTACCTGTATAACCTGATACAAAATATTCACCTTCCCAGCCATTACTACCTTCATATGCTAGTGTTTTAAAATTCTTGGATACAGAAGGACTAGGGTTAAACACAAACGATATACTAGATTCTGCTCTGTCTAGATCATAATATATACCTCTATTGTCATCTTGGTTGGAATTAAAATAATGTTCGTATAGTTTTCCATCATAAAAAGAGTAATATTTATTCTTTAAACTACCTATAAAAGCTGGTTTATAATGATGAAAACTAGTCCAACCGTTTAAACTTTCGTCAAACGACACAGTACTATAGTCACCTGCTTCACCATCTATTTTAGGTGTAATTGAGTGATTGTCATGCACTTTTGATACATTTTGCATAGATACTACATAACTTTTATTATGTATATCCCATCCACCTAATATTTGACTCTTAACATTGTTAATAAATTTAACAGTATAATACTTATTATCTGGTACACCTGACAACTTAACAGCACATACTATATCAACACCATTATTATACTCAGTTGCTTCTTCAACAAACAATCCTGAATCAATAAAATTACCATTAACATCTTCAAAAGCCACACTAGAACCTATGGTAATATCACAACACGAAATATTTTGATCATTGACAGATATCCAATTATCACCCCAACCGGTGGGACCAGCGCCCATTGATCCTAATATAGAAACCTCTAACCAATCATCTGAAATAGATGCTAATTCATCTCTAAAATAATCAACCATACCATATCTACTTATCTCAGTTAACCCGTCTCTAGATAGTCTTAAAATGCATCCTCGGTTACGATCTGCAAAGTATTTTTGAAATCCATATATTGCAAAAGACTCTGGATTTGTACTTATACCATATTCACCTAGATAAGGTACGATTTGCCCTATAACTACATTTGACTGAGTTTGCATAGCAGAACCTTCAGCTGTGTATACGGCGTCTTTATCAATTAAAGCTCTTTGAACTTTATTCTCTTGGAATATCATTAAATTGGTATCTTCAGCATATAACTTCTGAATAGATCCATTTATTGGATCTACACTTTTAGTTATATCTTGACCAACAGAAAATACGTTAGTATCATTAACACCTGTTCTAGAATTAAATACTCCAGAATATATTAAAGAACTTGACAATCTCTCTTGATTTTTTCTTTCTTCTACTATATAAGCTTTAACACCTAAATCAATAGGAGTGTTATTAAAACCACCTTTTATCCTCATCTCTTCAACAAACCAAGGTTCTTGATATGCGTTTTCATCACCTTGATTTCCTACAGGTGCCCATTCCCCAGGTGTAGAAGAATCACCAAATGGAAATTTAGGATATCCACTTGGATTCCATGGTAAACCAGGCCAACCAGGTAAAAGAATAGGTGCGTCAACAGGATCTGGTAATTTACAAACCTTTTTTAACCAAAAAGAATTAAAATATTTTACTTCTACTAATACTCCCATTATAATACAGTTTTTGCTTTGAAGTTGCCTTTTTGTAAGATTAACCTACTTAATGACCAAGTAGGTTGATTTTTGTTTTTATTAGGATTTCCACCACTACCAGCCCATTGGTATAATATACCACCTACTCTGCTGTTATTGTTTATATCTATTGGACCAGGCGGATCAGGATAACCTGCTAATAAACTATTAGAGAACTGGTTATAACTTCCAGAAACAACAATAAAAATCCTATCGCCACTTTCTAAACTCTCTACAGTGCTAATAGAATACTCATTTGTTTGATTCCCTGAGTTATTATAGTGAGTACCGCTAAACGTGTTAATTCTATTCAGTTCGTGAGCTTGATTTGAATTTAGAGGCATTGGGTTGTCAATAGAGTGGAAAGCGGTGGCAGTGTTATAATACTCCCCGTTTTCACTACCACTTTCACTAGGATGAGTAGTGAAGGAGGGGGTATTCCAATGAGAAGCGCCAATAGTTGGCCCACCACCCCAACTATAACTATAGTCTGTTCGATCATATGGATTATTTGACGCGTTTGATGAACCATCAAATATATCTACACTTCCAGTCCCATTTCTATAAAACTGATTACCACCAGCACTGGCATAAAAATCATTACCATAATTACCTTGATTTTGATTATATGTAATAAAGAATTCTCTGGTTTTTAAAAGTTGAATATCTGCTAGATTAACAAATGGGTTTGATTCAAGTGGATTAATTCTTCCTCCAATAGGAATAATAGTACTGGAGCTAGCTGGTAATTTATATAATCTAATTTTTCCAATGATACCTCCGTTGATTTTACCAGGTGCACTATTAAACCACCCATTATTATATACGTACGGTCTTAACGCGAATTGCAGACTTAAATCTATATTTATATCCCAATCTCTAGTAGCATTAACTGTCCAAACTCCATTTTCATACGAATTAGTCCAATCTCCTGTTTTTTGACCAAAGTCAACTAGTTGATGGACTCGATTGAAACTAGACGCAGGTTGAAATGAATAATGAATATTTTCATTAAGACTAACCCCTGAACCATCTCTATATAGATTACTATGATCAATTGCGTTATAACCATAATAATATGGCGCACTTAAAGCTAGTTCAGTTCTAAGTTTACAATAAAATGTAACTTCTTTTTCTATACTATTCGCGGTTTTATAACCCATAATTAAAGTGTTTGTAAGTTTTGTATTGACGGTGTAGATGGAGGTGGATTAGCATTTTCATCCCAACAATCTGTAAATCTAACAGTTACTTTGAATACGTCACCATCTATATAACTACCAGCATCAATATTCAAGAAGTTTGCTTCAAGATTTGCATATGCATTATTAGGTGCTGTAACTTCGAAATGATCTATTATATTACCATCAACGCTATTATATTCAACAAAATCTCCAGTATTATCTTGTCTAAGAAGAGTTTGACTAACTACTTCTACATTCATCTCCTCCCCTATTCTCTCCCAGTTATCAGATAACCAATCAGGAAGGTTAGAAGAGTCTGTACCATCAACCCACGATCCATTACAAACTGGTAATTTTAACCATTTAATGTTGTCGTCTATGTAGTTCTCTAATTGAGTGTCTAATATATCTTGGTTCATAACCGGACTAACGTTGATGCCGGTTACTGTTGTAGGATAACCACTATCAACCCAATCTTTAGGAAAATTTCTCCACGAATTAGGAGAAGGACGATATTCTTCTGTACCTGGATATACTAGTTCAGGATCTAAGTAAGGAAAAGCTTCATTGTCAATATTTATATCTGGATCAGGTTGCCAACCAGCAAATGGCGCTGCGTTTTGCATTTGGGAAATTAATTCAACTCCGGTGGTTGAACCTGCCTCTGTAACTAGTAGTGTGAATTTATACTTGTTCTTGTAACTATCTTTTGAAAAATATAATGGGTCTGTTATATATATAAAAGCTTTATATTCAATCCCCGCCGTTGCAACCATTTCTAAAGCAAATCCAGTTACATGTGACCAAGTTCCAATACTGTTTTCAACATGGACATCATGTAATGAAATCAAACAACCACTAGTTTGACCTATGATATTACCTTGGTTATTTTGAAAATGAAATATGCTAGATATGCTACACGCTATAGGATCGCTAGAATATTGATTACTAAATGCGGGATAAGCACAAACTCTTTCGTTAAAATATTTCCATCTTGACTGCCAGCTTCCGCCAGTTGGATCTTCTGAGTCAACAACAAAATCTTCTGCATCTAATATAGCTTGATTTAACTCAGCAATTTCACCAGTAGTTGTAGTTTCCCAAAATAATCTTAATTTAGATATCTCAGGGGCTGTTTCATATACAGAAAGTATAGGAAGTTTAGTATTAGCACTAACTCCAACAGCAAAATCATCAGTCTCAATTCTAGCAATTAGTGGATTAGCTTGGGAATTAAATATATATTCAGGTATGTCACCAGAACTCCATAAACCTAAATCTATACCAGTACCTATGTTTACCACTGTATCAGGGTAAGAACCTGTATAATGCTGAGCGTTTTCACCCCATCCGTGTTCAGTTCCTTTATTATCTACTCTTAAGAACATTTTCAAACTAGCATTTTCACCTACATCTGGTTCTGTTAAACCAAATTCTACGTTTCTTTGTAAAATAAAATTCCTTGCTTCTTGAGAGTTCCAATCACTAAATGTAGCTTCTGTAGCTTCACCTTGAGCATTTACTACACTATACCATAAAGGATTTTCTACTTTAGTAGGTCTAGATGTTCTAAATATCTTTTGATCAGGTCCTACGTTCTTTAAATCTCTAGGAACTTTATTTATATTGTCACCTTGAAGTGTTATATGAGCAAATGGATTATTCGCAGTTGCAGGATCTTCAATTGCAAAATCACCATCCTCGCTTCCACCATTTAGTATACCAGGAAAGTATATATTGTAATAATCTTGTTCTTGTTGTTTTACCACTATTTTGTAACTATACCAACCCAGAGGATTTGTCAATTCGTTATAGACTCCAGGTTCTCCTGAGTTGTAGTCATAAGTATCACCAGTTACTAAAACATCGTTAAATAAAACTCTTAAAGCATCTCCTGGCCAAGAATAACCAGGATCACTTGGATCAATAATAAAATCATCACTAGTACTATATTCATGAAACACAGTTGATCCACTATATAAAATACTAACCTTACTTTGTCCACTGTCAACACTAGATAATAGAACTGAGGATTGCCTACCGTATCTATCAGACAATACTATGCCTACTTGGTAAGTTCTATTTTGTTTAAGCGTATGATTTGGATATTCTACTATATTGTTAATATCAAATTGAGGTAAGTAAGTAGATGGATCTCCTTTTTCATCAACTATAACATTGTAATCTATATTTCTAGGTGGAGTGTGCTTGTTGATGAAATTACCATAAATAACTCTATTCCCAGAAACCTCTTGAGCAGCAGCTCTAATTGGGGTTTTATCAAAAACCCTTATAGTATCTTCTTCTGGTAAAGTTTTATAAGGCGCTGTTGAGTCATATTCATACTCTAATATAGTTGAGGTATTATATATACCATTTGATGCTGGAGTAACAAACTCAAAAACTTCTCTTGGTAAAGTTTCAACTACTTTAACAGACAATCCATCAGATTCTCTATATAATATATCTATACCATCTATTTTTAATTCTTCGTACAGGTCATTAAATGGTACGTTATCTGGTGATTCTATTAATAATGAAACTTTATTAACTTTATTTTCAAAGAATTTAACTTCAGTACTTTGAAAAGTATTATCTTCATCATCTCTACCTACTGTAGTGGGATTCTCAAATTCACCTATAAAATATCCATCTTGATTTGGTATAAAAGTGGATTGTGTGAATGGTGCCATTAAAGAATATTCACCATCTTCAAACTTAAATCTATAACTAAACCTTAAAAATTTATCTTTAATAAAGTTTTGATCACCTTTCCACCCTGGTTCATGATTAGGGTTTGGGTCACCATTAGGTAAACTTTCGTCAACAACATTCTCCATCGTGCTCTCATTGAGGTCAGTTATTAATCTAATAGCTTTATATGGATAGTATTTAGCAACAGAAATGTTGTCTTCTTTAGTATAATATGGAGAACTTGAACTAGCTGGATTCGCTATAGCAGAACTTATATTGATTTTTCTTGGTTGATTTCTATTGTCAGTCCAAAATAATAAATCTTCAACGATGTTAGTGTGATTGATTTGATGAGTTTTAGAGAAGTTCAAGAAACCTCCTGCATCACCGCTTCCACCAACTAATACCACTGAAGAAGAGTTTTTTATATCATACATACAAATAGCTGAGTAATAACTATTACTAGATGTAGCAGAATATACGTACCTATTACTTAACTTATTAGAAGAGTTATCAGTATAATTAGTAACAAAAACAAATATCCTATCATTAGTAACATCCATATGTCTACCAATAACTTCGATATTACATTTTTTAGGAACATTAAATCTTGATAGAAATTCATTACCTAATACATTTTCTAATGCACCAACATCAGCTCCTTCTGATCTACTTATCTGAGCATTTTGAGCATCTCTGTATTCACCTGGTGGAACTAGTCTATCGTCTAAGTCCTTGTTCATCTTTGATTTGATGAACACATTTTTTGCCTTTGCCATTAACCCTTAATTTGTTTTGATTTACCTTTCATTACTTGAGTTATCTCTTCGATTTTGATATTAGACAATCTTATTTTAGCGTTTCTTAATGCGGCTCTTCTGTCCTTTTTAAATCTTTGTACAACATATTCAGGTTGACGAGATCTCGCGGCTAATACACTATATGCTATATGCATGTACAACGCCTCTTCAGCTAACTTCGGTACTTTAGTATCTTCATCGTAAGCTAAACCATCAGATATATATTCTAACAATATTAATTTACCCACGAGATTACTACTAAATGAAAATTTACCTTCTCTATCATTTATAGTGAACCACCCGTTAGTCTGAGCTGTTTCAGGATTTAAACCGTATCTCTGTCCAAACCATGTATTGTAGTATGGATAAGTATTACCATAGTAATTGTTTAGTTCTATTAAGTTTAGATTTGGATCTAAACTATTGTCCCATTGTTCTTCCATAACAGAAGATCCTTGTATATTTTCTCCATTTATACTACCATCAGGATACAATACTTCGTCTTGTATTGGTGTACCATTTTCATCTTGAATAGGTATTTCACCCGGATTCTTAGTTAATCTAGTAGGATATATTATATGTGTAACGCCTGATTTATCAACCCAAGACACTTTAACATAGTTAACATAGTCTTGTGGTATTATTACTGATAAACTAGGAGGTATTATTAATTCTTGAGAATTTATACTTTTCAAAGTATCATAACTAAACTCTTGCAAACCTCTTTTAGCGTGGAATAATACGTCTGATCTTTTTATACTAGGTATTATCTTATCTTGCCCAACATACGCAACCATAAAGTTATTAACTACATCTTCTAAACTAGTATATTGATAACCACCATAATGAGCAAAAGAATCTGAATTATATAAATTCTTTAATCTTATTCTTATAAATAATGAAGATGTTGATGATGATGTTAGCGGAGCTATAGAAAAAGTTATTATATTATCTGAGACAGAAAATATACCAGCGCTATATTCAGTCCACGTAATTTGATCACTACTTGTCTCTAAAAAGAAATTATTTAATTGATAATAATCATTAGTAGGATCCCACGAATCTTCATTACCTAAAGTAAGATCTAGATCAAAAGTGAATGCGTAAGCAGTTTTATCGACTTCAGTAACCATGGACTGAGTCCCTACATAGTACTGTTCGTTAGTTTCGTTTATTAGTCCCATGTCTTATTAACTTTTTTCTGCTACTTCGTCTTGTTGTATCTTCTTACTAGCAGCTTGTATAACCTGAGGATCACGTACAACAACTCCAGCATACATTAATATATTTAATACAACCTCGGATTGTTCAGAAGCGTGTAATTGAAAGTCGGTAGATCCTGCTGTTAATGGAGTGTTCGAACCAGTGTATGGGTCCTCGTTATACTCAAAATACCCTAAATTTGAGTTAGGAATATAACCCCATCTAACATCAAGTGGTTTTTTAATGTATGTTGCAGATATTGGTGTTGAAGTGACTGTTCCAGTTATTGTCTTTGGATAGATGTATATTACATCCCCTTCATATGTATAAACTGGGTATATAGCGGTTGGTTTAGTCAATGGAGACTTGTTTATATAAAGCAGATCGTTTGGTCTAACTTTTTCTATTTCTGTATCTTTATATATAACAGTACCTAATTTGTAAAACTCAATAGGATCAGTTGGAACAGGGACATTAAATATATTAGTAAGATTTATTCCATCAGAACCATTACAATCTCCAATAGTTTTAAATATATCTAGTTTCTCATCTATATTCTTTATTCTATTCCCATACTCGCTATTATTATCTTGGACCCTAGAGTATATATTTAGATCCTCAAAGTATTTTTCAAATATCTCTAACTGTACTTGTGTAGCTATTTTATTAAATTCTTCTGGCGTTAGATAGCCCCTTTGTTCTTTGTTTAATACGTATAGAACTGTCTTATATACGTTATCTACGTTTATTGCCATGTTGTTTTATTTTAATAATAAAAAAGGCGGCGATTAAGCCGCCTTTAATATAGTTACATACTAAAAATGATTTTTAATTCATTTTCTTCTCTACAGACCTATATACTTCTAAACCTTCATCAGTTTTAAACCATGCTGCTAAAGCTGAATAAGGATTTTCATCGAAAGGTACGTTGATTAGTTTTCTACCATTAGTTCCCCAAGTAAAAGTTCTTTGGTCACTAGCTAACTTTATTATACCAATTTCAGTTGCTTTAATAGCAAAATTCCTTAGTACAACATTTTCGTCATTAGCAAGACTAATAAACAATTTAGGGTTTCTTTTAGCAAATATTAATATATCTCTTTTAATCTCCTTAGAAGTTAATTTAGAAACACTAGAACCTTTTTCAACTCTAAGTATTGCCTCTGCTTGATCTACATCAATTGAAGAAGCTGCATTTAAAGCACGAATCTCTAATTCTAAATCTTCTAATTCATCTTTTGCTACCACCGCATTATCATGTTCAGCAAACTTCTTATCTCTAAGAGGATGCACTTCTAACATCTTTTGAAGGTTTTGTTGTTCTTTTGGAACATGCAAAACACCATCTTTAAACATTATGTGAGCTAATGTTACTGGACCTTCTTGCTCATCCACGAATGGAGAGGATTGGTTTGTAGCATATCTTAAAGCTCTTTGAACCCCTTTTTCTTTATCGAAATAAAGTAAAGGTGATTTAGTAGTATGTTTTGAATTCATTACGTAACATAAAGGAGAAACTCCATTAAGTAAATAGTAATGTTTATCTTTTATCTCCGTTCTAGGAGTTTCAGTTTTTTTAACCTTTTTAGGTTTGTTAATTGTTTCTTCCATAATATAATATAATATAATTAAAAAAGTCCCCACCTAAGTGGGGATTTAATTTATCCATAAGTTACGCTGTAACAGGTAACTCCTTGAGGAAACTCAACAGTTGGTTGAGAGTTTTCAGCCATCATAGCTTTTCTATAAGCTTCAGATACGGCAAAAGCAACTTCACCGTAGTTGTTAGCATCTGCTCCATTGCATACTAATGTATACTTTTTTACAGCACTTCCACTATAACTACTAGTGTGTATAATCGGTCCAAAGGCAGAACTATCAGGGGCAATAGCAGCTACGTTTTCAGCTGGTACTAATTGATAAGAACCGCTTTCTTCAGTAGCTAAATCTGCTTCATCTATTATAACTTCTATATCTGCATCCCATTGAGCTTGCCCGCCTGTTCCAGTGTCACCAGCGGCTATTGTCAAAGTATCACCAGCACTATAACCACTCCCAACAGCAACAATTGCTACTATTATGTCTCCAGCAGTAATTGTTACTGAACAAGTTGCTCCAGTACCTCCACCATCAGTAGTTGGTGTTATTGGCGTAACTATAGTTCCATTAACAGTAGTTCCTCCGCCAGTACCAAGATTAGTTAAAGCACCTGCGGTTAATGGGCGATCAGTAGCATTTAAAGGTATTTTTATGTAATTACTCATAATTTATATTTTTAAACTTCAGCAGCAGAGGCACAAGCTATAGCGTTAGCTACATCAAGTTGATAACCTACGGTGCCGTCATCACCGATTAATCTAAATATGTCACAACTACCAGGTTTTTGACTAGCATTTAAGACAGCAGCTTCTAGAGCCGTTATATCATCATCAGTAGGATTTTGAGTTTCGTATGTTAAAGTTGTTGCAAGAATCTCACCAGCAGCCATTGGTATATCGTAATACATCAATAACGTTGCTCCAGATCTTTCAACTTGATAAACTTCATCAACAGAAACAGTCAAATACCCACCACCTTCATAAGGAAATTTCAAATTTGCCATATTCTTATTTTTTAAAAGATTAATAAAGTGGAGGATTTTACTCCTCCACAATTTCGTGTAAGTTAAGCTATAAACTCTACGAAGTTATTAGCAGCTTGTACACATAGACATCTTTCAGATAAGAAGTGAACTTCCATAGCATCTAAATCAGATGTGTAAGCTCCACCTACAGAACCAGTGATCCAAGATTTGTATCTTCTATCATCAGCTTGAGAAGCTCTATATCTCACGTGTAGGAAAGGTCGTCTAATGTTCTGACCAAGCATTTGATCATATACAGTAGATGTTCCTGCTGGAACCATTACTCCTTGGATGTTATTAACTAATCCACGAGTAGAAGCATCATTTAGATATTTCCAATCTGTTTTGTAGAAGTCATAAGAACCTCTTCTAAAACCTGAAAATCCAAAGTTTAATGCCATTTCTCCTGAGTTATTAAATAAACCATAAGAAGCGGATGCAGTTGAAGAATAACCTCCACCTGCCATAGCGGCAATCATGTCATCAAAATCAAGAGCTGTAGCTCTGTCTAAGAATAACATGTTTTCTTCAATTGCTCCTTGAGAATCAAGTTGCGCAAGAATAGAATCAAAGTCAGCTAAAGCACCAGAACCAGGGGCAGCTGCACCGGCAAATCCTTGCCATACATTACCTCTTTCTTCTATTGCAGAGAAAAGACCTTGAGTACCACCAGCAGAACCATTATTATTAGCTGAAATTCCTGCTAACGCAGTATCAACTAATTCACCTTCAACCATTGACATTTCAAGATAATCTTCAAATCTCAATCTAGTTTCAGATTCAGCTTTTAGATACCATAAGTATCCAGTTGTACCATCTTCTGTAGCAACTTCAACCCAACCAATTTGAGCAGCATCAGATCCTGAAACCTCATACTTATCTTTGATTATAATTGGTTTGTTTTCAAACTGAGTGAATGCTGGTTGAACAGCTCCTTCCATTCCAACAACTCCTTTAGCAAATTCAGAACCATAAACGAAAACGTTTAAGGCTGGCGCAGCAACTAACGCCGCAGGCCAAGTAGCTAAACCGTATGGAAAAGCCTCTACAGTTGTTAAAAGAGCACCTGTTACTGGAGAAGGTATTGGCCCAACTAAAGCTTTAACAGTTGTATTAGATACTGGATCGCTAACTACAATAGTCTGCCCACCTCTAATAACATGAGGATTTCCAGCAGTAACGTGAGCTGTATCAATTGTTAAAGTAGAATCATTATCAGCAGCTAATGTACAGTTTTGATAACTAATGTGCAATCTATTTTGTTCTGACCAAATTACTTGATCTGAGGTCATGGGCATCTCTGCTCCGACCATTCTTAAGAAACCTGAAAGAGTCCTATTTCCGAATCTTTCGATTTCTGCTTCATATAATTCAGGTAAATATTGTTGCGCGAAATCATTTGCAGGAGTGTCTCCAGCAAAGTTTAAATAATTCGAGGACAATGTAACCTGTTCTTGATGCGGGGTCAAGCCCGCGTTTGTTACGGTAAACGCCATAATTTTTAGTTTATAAGTTTAGTTTTTTAACTTTTAGTTTAGTACTATCTAACCCAGTAATAGCTTTTACTTTTAATCCATTTATATAAACGTTACCATCAGCACTTTGCCTAGGTTTATCATTTATATTCTTGGACTTAGCCATAACATCTTTTACAGCGTCGGCTTTACCTTGCTCATAAAAATGTTGTGCTATAGTATCAGCATTCTTCGCTGCATAGATAGCTTTGTGATATCCTTTATGATCATTTATGGTACCGTCTTCGTTTAAGAACCTCTTCACAAAATTACCGATATCCGACTGCGTTTCCGCTAGTTCATTAGGATTATTTATACCATACCTAAACTTCTTTTCACCTAAGTTAAACTCAAAACCTTTGAAATCCTGATTAAAGTAGTTTTTGGTAATGTCTTTAAATTCTTCATGTTTCTTTTTAGAAACTTCTTGATCTTCATTATACCTATCAAAAAATTCCGTTGCTTTCTTCTGCTCATTAGTAAGTGATGGTCTCAACTTGATCTCATCGTAATACTTGTTTTTAGTTTCTTCCAAGAAACTCTTAGCTTTAGCAACCTCTTCTTTATAGGCTAATTTCTTTTTCTTGACAACTTTTTCTTCATCGTAATCTTCATCATACTTAAAGTCGTCTTCTATAATAAATTCAACCTCCTCTGCATTCAGGTGAGGTTTAGTAGTTTTATAATATTCTTGTAATAGTACGTCTTCATCAATAGAATCATAGTCAAAATTTAATCTAACATAATCATTTATATCTCCACCAGTCTCTTTCATAAAGTCAACTAATTTTTCCACATTTTCTGGTAAATCAACTTTAGGTGTTTCTGGTATCTTTGTAACCACTGGTTTGATAACTTCAACTTCCTCGTTAGTTATTTCTTCTATTGCGCTAACTGGAGTTTCTTCTACTGTATCTTTAACCTCTATAGGTTCTTCAGTTTTTACCTCTTCAACAACTACTTCTTGAACAACCTCTTTAGTCTCCTCCTCTTTTTTAGACAAATCTATCTTAGTGACTTTATCTTTATTCTTATTGTATTTTCTAGGAGTTGTCTTTACTTTTAGTTTTTCAACCTTAGTATCTACTGTAGGCGTTTCTCTAGCCGTTAAATCTTCTTTACTTTCTTCCATAATATAATATAATTGTTACTGTTGCGACATACCGAATTCATTCTCATTTATAGGTGTTTCGAAATTCTTTGGTAATCCATCGTTATTCCTTTGTTCTATTAACTCACTTTGTTGAGTTGCTTGTATTTTAGTTCTATTATCTTTCCTATCTTCCTTAGCTCCGTCAACTTGCAATTTAGTTTGGGAGTCGAGTTGAGCTAACTGCATATCATATCCAAATTGCTGCTCTGCTAATTGCCTTTTTACTTCTGCCTCTTGTTGTAGTTTCTGTATATCAAACTGTGACTTACCTTGTTCAATCTGTAATTGAGTCTCTGCTATCGCTTGTTGTTTTTGGACTTCCGCCATCGCAACCCTTTCAGCTGTCTCTGCTTGAGCTTGAGCTTGAGCCTGTATTTGTTGTTGTTGGATTTGTTGATCAATTTTTTGCTTCTCTTGTCTTTTTATCTTTAATAACTTATTAGCTAACTTTAAATTATTTATATTCCTAACGTCGATAGCATCCTCTAAGTATATTTGACTTTGTTGTAAAGCCATTTGTATGTTCTGTTCTAACATAGCTTTCTCATCTTCGTCTGGTTCTAGTTCTAAAAATATACCAAAATCATATAGATGTAAGTTATGCATTTCCTCTAATGTTCCAACATTGTAAGAACTAATACTATTAATTAGAGCTTCTCTAGTAAGATCAAATTCTAAGCAATCAGAAATTCTTAATGTAATATTCTCACAAGCCCTTAACGTTAAATATAAACTAGAATCTAATATGTGTCTAGTAGCCGTGTTTGAGTTTGCTGCTGCTAGTTTCTGTAAACCAACTAAAGACTTCTCATCTGGCATACTACCATCTCTAGCTTCGTTAAGTCCAGTTACATCCCTTATCATTTGTAAATAGTACTGATAAGTGCCTATTAACGATTGTATCTTAGCTTGACCATTAGAACTAGACAATTCTTGTATTGGAACTTTACCGCGATTTATATCGCCGTCTTGAGTCATAGATCTACCAACAACACTACCAGTTTGAAAATACATATTTAATGCTTCAGCTGGATTGTAAGATGTTCCATTACCTAAATCAACTTCAGCTAATCCATCTACATCTAAAAATACACCATCTGGAACTATCTTAGCTAATACTTGTTGTAGTTTCAAATGGGTCAATTGTATCATGTCAGCAAAACCCATACACTTACTAACTATAGATTCTATTCTTCCCTTGTACATTCTAGGAGCAGCAATGCTATAGTTCATATTAACCTTAGTCAAATTAGACTTTGGACGTGTCATGTTATGAGATAATCTCCAATCTAATATTTTATCATGCCCAAGCACTTTAGCACCAGAATATAATACCTCTATAGATCTAAATACTTTGTCAAACTTATCACTTTTAGGTGGATTAAAGTCACTAGACTTCTCTAATGCTTTTTCCAATCCTTGATCTGTATATTTTATTTTAAATACTTGATCGCTGTAAGTTTTGTATTCAAAGAACATAACATACACGGTATTAGCATCATCTCTACCGGCCCAACCCCTAGTGTAGTTGTTGTTACCATTATATTTTTGAATTTCCTGAATTTCTTCTTCTGATATATGAGGAAAATATTTCTTAACTTCGCCTACTGTTAACGCTTTGATCTCCCCAACGTACCAAATATCTTCAAAATTAGGATCTTCAGTATAAGAATATATTAAATTAGATGGATCTACGTATTCTACAGTGACTCCTTCTGATCTATTATAACTAGTTTTATTAGCTCCTATACCTATTACGGTTAAATCGTGATTAACTCTTTGACTAGTTAAGTCGTACTTGTTTCTTTCTAAAGTATTGTTTATAGCTTCCTCTTCTGCTATTTCAATAGATTGTTTATAATCTAATAACATGTGAACTTCTAGTTCTTCTTGGGTTTGAGGGGCTTTTGCTGGATCATCTACTGTAGATATATCCATTCCAAGTTTATCTTTAACTGATTTATTGAAATCTCTTAATGCTATATTCCTAAGAAGATTTGTCGCGTAATCTGTTCTAGCTTTTTTAGATACAGGATCTTGAGAGAATGCTTTAATCTCATAATTCCTAGAACTCATACCATTAACAACGATGTCAACAAATTTAGATAGAACCGGGATAGGTTTCCAATCTAAATTCAAATAAGATAAATCCCCGTTTATAGATAATTCATCTTTATATTTTTGAACAGGTTGTTCGCCTCTAGCGTATAATCTTCTAAAATGAAAGTTATTATAGTTAGTTGAAAACCTACTGCCACTATTGCTACCATTAAACCATTCGCCTTCTATTGCTCTAGCAACCTGCAAACCGTAATCATAACCTTGTTTAACTTCATCAGGTACAACCTGATCAGGAAAAGAACTGTTAGTAGTGGTATAAATCATTTATTTTATTATTTTTGAAACAAAACCTTTGTTATCATATCTTTTAATTCCCAAATCTACTTGCTTTATTTCTCTGCTAGCTATTGGTTTATACTTATTCTTATTACATGCCATTGCGGCTAATCCAGAACTTATTGAAGCATCATGTTTAGTTCTATTACTAATATTAAACCTACACCAATCCTCTAATGTTCTTTGGAAATACATATCCCCGTATCCTTCTACCAAAAGTCCAACGTTGTTTTCTATATAAGATTCTATAGCTGCAGCATGTGCTTGTTTTATATCTTCACTAGAATTTGGTATCCCACCAACTTCTCTTTCAGTGACTGATAATTTGTTCCAAACCTTATCAGGTCTATTCATTGAAAAACCTCTATAACCTCTTCTTTTTAAATAATAAAGTAATCTAGGTTTATTGTTTTCACACAGTAAAGGCATTCCATAAAAAACCAAAGCCATAAGCACATCTTCAAAAAATATCTCAGCTGTTTGTGGTCTAGCTATATATTCTAAAAAGAAGTGATTCGGTGGAGCATCTTCCATGCTAAATTTAGTTAACCCATGTAAAGCTCCATTAGACCCTCTACCATCTACAGTTCCTGAGATATCATAACTATCACATCCAAAAGCTCCAATATGTTCATTGCCAGGATATTTAGTGCCATTTTTAATTATCACTTGATTTTGGAGATTTTTAGGTGGAATCCATGATATCATGAATCTTCCGTTTGAATTTGGTGCAAAAACAACCTTAGTATCCTTAATTCCATCCACCCACTGAAAACTACCTCTAGTTACATTAGCTTTATTATTTATCTCCTCGTTGTAATCTATCTGTTCGTATATCTTTACTAAGTTAAACAAACTTTCTTGTGTCTCATCTCTAAATGCGTGTTTTTCGGTTCTTGGAAATTGTCTAAAAAATTCATTTAAACCATCTTGATCACTCTTTAAACCCTCAGCTTCATTATTCCAATACTCTATAACGCCTATGTGAATTGGTAAACCATCTATGCCAGTAACAGGTTTTTTAGGTGTATCAAATACAGGTATACCATGTAGATCTATATATCCTTCATAGTTCCATTCCATAGGTATAAACAAAGAATACAAACCAGATTTAGTTTGACCATTCCTATTTCTATTAGTGACATCAGAACTGCTATATACATCTTTAAAGTTTTGGCCTCCTTTATCTAAAGCATTAGACGTTGATCCCATCATACACTTACCAATAATCCTCCTACCTAATCTAAGACATGTTTTAGTTACTTTCCAATTGTTCTTAATATTATCAGGTCTCTCCCACTTACCGCTTTCATCATGTGCTAATAGTTTTAATTTCTCACCATCGTAACTATTATCTCCAGTATTCTTCCAATCTATCGTGGTATCTAATCCATCTATCTCCTCTAATTTCTCTCTAGAATCTAACTTTCTCCTTGTTAATTTTGAAGCAGGTACTCTATACGCTAATTCTGTTTTAGGTCGATCCATACCATCTTGAATCGGTTTAAAGAAAAATGGATAGTTAACGCTTATTGGTACAACTTTGTCCGTGAACATCTTCTTAGCATCCCAACCTGTCTTAGACAATACTCCAAACCTGGAATCACTAGACATAGTTGCTTGATTGACTAGTTCTGACGATGCCATAAATGAGAATCCAGATCGTCTGTTTTTTAAGTAACACATTCCATAACACCTATTATCTGCTTTACAAGCTTCCCAGAAATAGAAAAATAACTTATTAGATTCTCTATAATCAGCGGCGCCGACATCTATCTTTGACCACTGTAAATACATGTAATGAGTGCCTGTTATATAGTTAGGTTTGCCATTATTATAATACCAATAACCTTCTTCTCTATAATTAAATTCTCCTTCAATATAATCAACCCACTTCTCTTTAAAATCTATAGGATACTCGTCCCATTCAAATGTACTTTTTATCCTATTTAATTCTTTTGAGTATTGGTGTTTTTCCCAGTATTGCTCTGCTTTCTTCTCACTTCTTTTAAACGGGTTATTGATTGCTGGTAAAGCAATTCTGAGATTTTGTATTTCAATGATTTCTCCAATCTGTCCGGTTTTACTTATAACTATAAAATCGTAATCTGAATTATACCCATACTCCCACTTCTTATATCTATTCTGTTTTTTTAATATCTTTGGGTTTACAACATCTTCTATTATCTTACACAATGTTTGCTGATAACTCATTTTGTTCTATTTTCTGGTGATATAGAAAAACTCCTTTTTGGTGTTTCTTCTATAGTTTTACCCTCCAATATAGCTTCTTCTTCTTCCATTCTACTAAGTATTGCAAAAGCATCAAATATAGCAAGTTTTTTAGTGGCAGCAGCATTTTTAAGTCTATCTGCAGATATATCATCGGGAGTATCAATAATAGGTTCTTTAGCAACCTTGATGAGTTCTTCAACTGCTACTTGCCCAGCTTGGATTATATTCTTCTTCGTCTCCTTTATATTCATGTTTTATTACAATATCATTTGATTTCATACAATACAATCTTTCATCATCTAATATGATTTCAAATTGTCTATTTGGTTTGAAAGTAACAATATCCCCATTAGTGATTCCTAAGTCATTTAAGATGTTATTGTCATACTTTACTATTCCAGTGCAATATTCTTCAACACTGTTTATTACGGTTGATCTATTTAATATAGGTTTTATAAAACATCTATCGAACATAGTATTCCATTTGTTATTTCTATAGTAACCATAAACTTGATCAACACCACAAAAATACATATCATCTTTAAAATATGATCTAGAATTTTTTTCAATACCTTTCATATCATAAAACCTTCTAAACACATTGTGATGTATAATAATTTTATCACCTTCGTTTATTGGAGTTTTTATGTTATAAGGTGTAGATATTACTAAAGCTTCTTTACTAACCGCCTTATGATTTTCTATGTTAGCGTTAGTTATTAAAGTTTTATCACCTATTTTTATTGTATTGTTATATCTACTATTTATTGGTTTTACTACAAAGTCGTATAAACTATTCATTATATTCTAAATCATACTCTATAGATATAGCCATGTTTGAATTAAATTTTTTCCATGGTAGTATTTCATTGTTTTTTGCAATGTAAATATTATAAGAATTATCATTATCATCATATATTATATCAGATATGTTATGTCCGCCATATACTTGCTGTCCAGTTGAATAATGCATAGCGTCATTCTTGTAATCGGATCCTATACTTATCTTTCTTATAACCTTAGACATTTCCAATTACTTTTTCTTGATTGATATTCGTATACGTACCATCTTCAACATTTATATTTATAGCCCCATATTCACTCTCTAATTCAGTTTTGAAAGTTTCAACTTCTTTATTTACCTCTCCAAATTTATGCATTAAAGCATGTTTTTGAGCTTCATAAAAACCTACTTCATTTAAAATAGTATTAAGTTCTTTTTGGTGAGTTTGTATTTTATTTAATTGTTCTTCTGTTATTTTCATTTAATTTAATTTATGTTATTATTTATGGTTGTAATACAAATTTCACTGTGTATAAAACCCCAGTGTTATCAGTAGCACCTGATGAACCGTAGGTTCCATCATAAAAAATACTTCCTAGTGATTGATTATTATTCATTATAAAATTTAATATTTTTACCTCGCTTGCTCCTGCATTAAAGAATTGTCCAATGGAGTCAATAATTGTAAAACTTTGAATTCCAAACCCACCACTAGCCGTTGGTGGCCAAGGTGGAATAAATGCAGTGAACGACACGCCGTTAACAGCTACATTGGTCCATTTAACTGCAACAGCACTTATTTTTTCAAGCGAGCCAGTATTACTTTTTATATACACATCCCAACTGTTTAAACCTGCTTTTGTAATTCTAACTGTTAAGTCAGTTATCACTGGTGTTGTTAATGATGATTCTGCGTTTAAAGTAGTGTTTCCTATAGATATAATTGACATAATACTATACGATGAGTTTTACTATTCAACTGGCATTGGCTCACTCCATTCAGGCGTAGTCATTAATTCGAGTATTGCATGATGGTCATAAGTCTGTATTGGAACCACATTAGTATTTGTTATGAAAGTAGGTATATAACCTTCTTCCCATTTAATTACAAATTGTGTATTGTCTAATGACTTTCTAATCGTACTTGCTGAGGTTTGTCCCACTTGACTAAAATCTATCTGTCCGACATCTGTCAGGTTTATAGTTGCGTATGTTCTTGTATTGTGCATTTTTTATATTTTTTAAATTTATGATGGTACGTCTGCTTCAATGTCATCTGGTAGCATGTTATAAGATAAAGCATTTTTATCTGAATTAGGAGCATCACCTACTCTATCTTCAATATACATATTAGATGAAGTGCCTGCTCCTGAATAGTTAGGTGCCTCTCCTTGTAAATCTTGTATTGACATATTAGATGAAGTTCCATCATTACTACCTATTTGGTCGGGTACAGTCCAAACTACAGGTCCAGTTATTTTGTATCCGTCTCCAGAGCTAGTTCCAACTGGAAATATATCATCATCTATATTTATTTGAGTATCACTTACTATTGCTGCAATATGAGTTATAGTATCATCAGTGGTATTTCTAACTAAATCTCCTATTGATATATTATCACTTAAAAATGTAGCACCTACATCGTTTAGTTGGAACGCAATCGCATCTGCTGTAGTATTACCTGAAACACCTACAGCTGCATTATAATAAGCATCTTCGCCTAATCTCCACCAAGCAACAGGACTAAGTGAAGTGAGGTCTGCGGGTTGTCCTGAATTATAAATCGTTGCTACGTTTGAAGATTGGTCGCTATTCCATATTGCCACCTCATCAACGTTGCCTTCATACATATAAGAACCGCTATCTGCTCCACCAATTTCTACATCTGCCGTACTGCTATCAATAGTTGCGGGGATGCTTGTTGTGTTTTCTCCATTTAACGAACCATCAGTATAAATTTTCATACTTGTTGAAGGCACAAAAACAGCTAAAATATGATGCCAATTTCCATCATTAATTGTTGAAGTTGTTGTTACTGTAGTACCTGCACCTCCACTTCTTATAAACAACTCAACATTATTACCTGCTTGATAATTATTTGACCATAATGCCCAACTTCTGTTAACTCCAAAAAAATCTTTTGAAACAACTATGGAATCAGTAGTTTGTGTATATTTAACCCAACACGATATTGACAAAGCTCCTGTTATCTGCAATTCAGCAGGATTCCCCATATTTATATAATCGTCCACTCCATCAAAATCAAAACTAAACTTTGAATATACGTTACTAAATGAAATTGGTGTTCTTACTAAATTAGCTTCAGTCATTCCTGAACTTGTACCAATATTACTCGCACTACCATCATCTGGTATATTCCAATTAACACCATCAAAAGTAGCTGATTTATCTAATTTCCACCAAGCTTGTAAATTACTATAGTTACTAATATCAGGAGGCGTTCCGTTGTTATACAGAGATTCTACTGATTCTGCTCCACTTAAATTTAAAGCTGTATCAAAAATTGATACATTAGATAGTTTAGTAGGAGGTAAAAGTTGTGGTGGGTTATAAGAAAAAGTACCTAAAGTTAAAGGACCTGGGAAATATTCAATTGTTGAAGAAACTGCCTTCCAGCCTTCTAAATTTCCATCTATATAAAATTTTACAGTTGTTCCATCATAAGTACCTACTGCATGATGCCAGCCAACAGATGGAGCAGATGATGCTGAAGTCTGTTGTACAGCTCCACCAGCATCTGTAATATAAAATATTAGTTTACCAAATGATGTATAATAAATAGCATAAGCTGCTTTACCGCTACTATGATATTTAGATAAAAGATAATCATAAGTCACCGCAGTTCCAGTATTATAAAACCATATGGAACAAGTAATAGCTGTTGTAGGTTTTAAGGAAGCACTATCTGGTATATTTATATAATCAGCTGTCCCATTAAAATCAAACGCAGTATCTTGACTCATTTGATTAGGCACTAACCATTGTGAAGTGAATTTAGATTCTTCTCCTAATTTAATATATCTTAGGGGATTAAGTGAGCTAAGATCTGTTGGAGTACCT